GAACTGACGTTCACAACTACACTGCATCTATAATAGGCTGTTCAAGGCAGGATGCAAAGGCACACACGTTCAAACCTCTCTACGGTGGGGTAAGTGGTACTCCAGCACAACAAGCCTACTACACAGCCTTTAAAGAGAAGTATGAGAAAGTTACGGAGTGGCACAAGGAACTCGAAAAGGAAGCAGTCAAGACTAAAGAGATTAAGTTACCATCAGGTCGTGTCTATTCTTTCCCAGATGCTAAGTGGACTGATTGGGGTGCAGCGACAAACAGAACTGCTATCTGTAACTACCCCGTACAAGGATTTGCTACTGCCGACTTGCTACCTATTGCGTTGGTAGAATTACATAAGGTAATGCAAAAAAATAAAATGCAGTCAGTGATATGCAACACAGTACACGATTCAATCGTACTTGATGTACATCCTGACGAAAAAGAACAGTGTATCAAGGCGTTATCTGATGCAATGTTATCTATTTCTGATGGCTCGAAAGCTAGGTATGGCTTAGAATATGACATGCCAATAGGGATAGAATTAAAAATAGGAAATAATTGGCTTGACTTGCAGGAAATAGTACAGTAAAGTTAGTTACATTTAAAATAAACTTAAAGGAAACAAAATGGAATCAAATGAAATAACAATCGGCAATGAAATGGATAAGTTAGTATCAGCGTTTAACGATGATGATACTGCTACTTTTATGGAACTAACAGGACAAGCTAAGGCAACATCCAACGTTGGACTACCAAGATTGAATATTAACTATGATACGGAGACAGATGACGGTATCACCTTGACACGTGGTTCGTGGAAGATGTTCTTGGATGGCGAGTTTATCTACGCTAAGGATGTATTGATCAGACCTATCCTACGTACTTTCGAGTGGAGTGTGTATGATATGGAGCAGGGAACTTTTTCTTGTAAGTCAGTACAGAAGCCTACATTGGCAGGACAGTTTCCTGACACATTGGCAGGTAACAAGTGTGGTAGACTGTCGGCAAAGGAAGAAGAGATTCTTTCCGATGACGACCCACTTAAGATCAAGTCACGTTCTGCAGTATGTAACCAAGTTATATATGGTCAGGTAAGTGGTGACTTTACTAAGGCTGATGGTACAAAGATAGATGTAAAGGATAAGCCTTTCATATCTTACTTTAAGCGATCAGGCTTTAAGCCTATCAGAGAATTCATAGATAGCTTAACTAGACAGAAGAAGATCATGCAGAAAGTTGTTATTAAGTTAGCGACTAGCAGGGTCAAGTCAGGTTCAGTCGTTTACTATGTACCCGTTCCGACTCTCCATTCGGAAGTACAAGTCTCGGATACAGATAAGGCATTGATGAAAAACTTTAGTGAAACCGTAAAGGCTCACAACGAGAACGTTCTCAATCAGCACAGAGAAGCTTTGAAACTCATTTCTCCTAGTGAGGAACAAGACTTATCGGCTGACTTTGATGTTAAATCTGCTTAAAATCCAAGACTACATGCAAAAAGCAACTAGGGGGGAAGTCACGATCTCCCCTAGTGCCATTATGGACTTTGCAAAAGAATGTGAAGAGTCTGTAGATAGACAACTAAATAAAGAACGTAAGTTCAGTATCCGTATGTCAGGACTAGGTAGACCTTTGTGTCAACAGTTGCTAGATAGGCAGGGTATAAAAGAAGAGATGGACTACAATGCTTTGTTTCGATTTATGTTTGGTGACTTGGTTGAATCCGTCATCGTACTTATTATGGAACAAGCAGATGTAGAGATAGTAGAAAAACAAAAGGCAGTTAAGCTAGACATTGGTGGACACACAGTAACAGGTACACTTGATCTTATCGTTAGAGATGAACTTGGTGTAGATAAGGTGTGGGATGTTAAGTCTGCTAGTGAGTGGGCATTTAAATTTAAGTACACGGGTTATGGTGGCTACGATAAGATAAAGGAAGATGATCCCTTTGGCTATGTAATGCAAGGGCATCTGTACGGTGAAGCTACGGGTCTACCGTTTGGTGGGTGGATTGTTGTAAACAAATCTAGTGGTGAGATTGCTATGGTGGAAGCACCTGATTGGCAAGACGAAGACCGAAAAGAATATATGAAAGATGCAGAGAGAAGAGTAAAAAGATTATTAGACCCCGATCCCAACTTTGTAAAACCATTTAAGTCTGAGTTTGAGACATACAAAGTAAAGGGAGAGGTTATAAGAACAGGTAACAAAACGCTACCTAAGATATGTAGCATGTGTGGTTACAGATCACACTGTTGGTCAAAGGCACAACTATTTAACAAGGTTACATCTAAGGCTAAGTCAGCACCTAAAGTATGGTACGATGTTTTAAAAAAGAAAGAACTTTGATGTCAGCTATCTACCTGCATACCTATAATACTAAACTACTTGAGTTGAATGAGGACTTGTATCATTTGTACATTGAGTCTCACAAAGGTATAGGTGGGGGTAGAGACACAACATTCCTCAGACAACACGACAGAGGGATACCCTTGACGCTTAGAGATAACTTCTCCGAGTACGGTGCAGTTACGTCTGAGACAGAAGCTAGAGACATTATCAAAGTAGAGAACGAGTTTCAAACAATTAACTATAGCCTTAACTATGGAAAAATTTTATGTGTGCCGATATATCCCCTACTAGACGAACTCACTATAATAGAAAAACAATCCCCGAAGATGGCAGGGTATATAAACAAACGCCTAGAATCATTGAATTGGAAAATCCGAACGGGGAGAACATAGTGGCTAAACAAAATGCAGGGTATCGATCTAAGTTTGAGTTAGCGTTGGCTAAGAAACTTATTGATAACAAAATAAAATTTGAGTACGAGAAACACAAGATAACATTTGTACCTAAGATACGTACCTATACTCCTGACTTTTATATCCCTGCTACGGGTATATACATTGAAGCTAAAGGTGAGTTTGATAAAGCAGATAGAGTTAAGATGGCTTTGGTTAAACAACAACACAAGAAGTTAGATATACGTATGGTGTTTATGAACGCTAGAAATAAAATCTACAAGGGAAGTAAAACCACCTATGCTGATTGGTGTCTTAAGAATGACTATAGGTGGGCAGAAGGATCAATACCTATGGAGTGGCTAAAGAAATGAAAAAGAAAGATAGAGATACTATTATGAGTTTAGAGAAGAACAAGTACTATGTTGTTCTATCTGAGTTAGAAGATGATCAATTCCATTTAACTGCCTACGATACTACAGGTAAAACATATAAGACTTTTGAAGACCATAGCGTTGCATCAATTATGCACGAGGGTATTATGGCTCTGATGAGAAGAAGAGGTGATGAAGTATTTCGCTGCGGAGAAGCTGAGATAGAGTTTAACTTTTCTGCAAAGGAGCTACAAGTACATTACCAAGATGAAACTGGAGAACTTCTTGACATTCCTGAGAATGTTATTAAAGTAGATTTTGGAAAAGAACATTGATAGGACACATAGATTACATGCTTAAGAGATTGAAAGAAGAAGAAACACAAGAGACTAGTATGGTGAACCATCCACCACATTACAATACGTCTAGTATAGAAACTATAAAAGTTATAGAGTCTGCAACAGGAGATGGATTTGAATCCTATCTTCAAGGTAACATTCTAAAATACTTGTGTAGGTATAAGTATAAGAATGGTATGGAAGATTTGGAGAAAGCACAATGGTACTTAAATAAATTAATTAGACTAATAGGAGAGAAATAAAATGGCATCCAATATGTTACCAACTTCGTATCAAGAGTTCATACACAAATCTAGGTATGCTCGTTGGTTAGAAGATAAAGGAAGAAGAGAGAATTGGGGAGAGACAGTCACAAGGTATGTGGATTTTATGTCCAAGACATTGCTTGAGAAACACAACTACAAGATAGATAAAGTAGATAAAGAGATGATGGAAGAATACATTACAAATTTAAATGTGATGCCATCAATGAGAGCAATGATGACTGCAGGTGAAGCTCTCGATAGAGATAACACTTGTGGATATAACTGTAGCTATTTGCCAGTGGATAGTCCAAGATCATTTGATGAAGCTATGTACATATTGATGTGTGGAACGGGTGTGGGATTTAGTGTGGAACGTGAGAACGTAGACAAGTTGCCTATCGTCAGTGAGAACATGCAGAAATCTGATGTGGTAATCACGGTGGATGATAGTAAGGCAGGTTGGGCAAAAGCCTATCGTGAGTTAGTTGCTTTACTTTATTCAGGAATGATACCATCATGGGATGTCTCCAAAGTTAGACCTGCAGGAGCTAAGTTAAAAATTATGGGTGGTCGAGCATCAGGTGCTGATCCCCTTGTTAACTTATTTAAGTTTACTATAGAGAAATTTCAAGAAGCAAAAGGTAGAAAACTATTTCCTATCGAGTGCCATGATATTATGTGTAAGGTGGGTGAGGTTGTTGTTGTAGGTGGTGTCAGACGATCAGCTTTGATTAGTCTGTCTAACCTTAACGATGATCAAATGGCTCACGCTAAGACAGGTCAATGGTGGGAGAATGAAGGACAAAGAGCCTTAGCTAATAACTCTGTAGCGTACAAAGGCAAGCCAAGTATGGAAACGTACATGAGAGAATGGTTAGCTTTGTATGAATCTAAGTCAGGTGAAAGAGGTATGTTTAACCGTAAGGCTGCCGATGATCAGGTAGCTAAGAGTGGTAGAAGACAAGCTGGACACATGTGGGGAACTAATCCTTGTTCAGAGATTATACTTAGACCTTATCAGTTCTGTAACTTATCTGAGGTTGTAGTCAGGGAAACAGATGACCTTATGACTTTACGTTCTAAGGTACGGATTGCTACTATGCTAGGTACGTTTCAGTCAACTCTTACTGATTTAAAATACTTAAGAAAGATTTGGAAAACAAATACAGAAGAAGAAAGGTTGCTTGGTGTATCATTAACTGGTATCATGGATCATATGGTGTTAGCTAGAGGTAGTGACTCTAGGATATGGTTACAGGAAATGAAACAAGTGGCAATAGATACAAACAAGGAATATGCACAGAAGATAGGTATACCAAGAAGTACTGCTATCACGTGTGTAAAACCTAGTGGAACTGTATCACAGTTAACTGATTCAGCTTCAGGTATTCACGCTAGACACAATCCTTTTTATGTCAGAACTGTACGTGGTGATAACAAAGACCCATTGACACAGTTTATGAAAGAAGAAGGAATACCCTATGAGCCTGATATCACAAAACCTGATAGTGTAACTGTCTTCTCTTTTCCTATGAAATCTCCTAGTGGTGCTATCACTAGAACTGAGATGAGTGCAATAGAACAACTTGAGTTGTGGAAAATCTATGCACTTTACTGGTGCGAACACAAACCGTCTGTAACTATTTCTGTCAAGGAAGAAGAGTGGATGGTTGTGGGTGCTTGGTTGTATGATAATTTTGATATAGCTTCGGGTGTATCATTCTTACCATTCTCTGATCATACGTACCAACAAGCTCCTTATCAGGACATTGATGCAGATGAATATCTCGAATGGAATGGTCGTGTACCATCTTCACTTGACTGGACTAAGTTTTCAATGTATGAAAAGGAGGACAATACTAGTGGTACTAGAGAATTGGCTTGCACTGCAGATGCCTGCGAAGTCGTAGACTTGAGTTCAAGCTAATGATCGAAGTACTAATCAGCGAAGATTACATGCGTCATGCGAGGGAAAAAGCTTCTTCTGTTGGCATACTGCAGGGAAGTATTACAGGTGGCACTAGCAATATAGTAGGTGCGATAGGCGAGGTAATCGTAGCTGATATCATTGGAGCAACTGAAGCAAACACATTTAACTATGACTTAGTGAAAGATGGGAATCGTATTGACGTTAAGACTAAACGTTGTAACACTAAGCCACAGCCTAATTATGATTGCTCAGTTGCATCACATGGTACTAAGCAAGACTGTGACAGTTATGTGTTCGTGAGGATACTGACTGATCTCAGTAAGGCTTGGATACTAGGTAGCATTGCTAAACAAGAATATTATGTTAAAGCTACCCGATACAAGAAAGGTCAAGTTGACCCGAGCAACGGTTTTACATTCAGAACTGATTGTTATAATTTACCGATAAGCAAGTTAGAGCCGATCAATGAAATCAAAAGTGAAAGCGAAACTATTCTCGTTAGAAGCGTTTCTTAATAAAGATGGGAATGTGGAAATACTCTACGATGCAGTAGAACCTGAAGAGTTTGAGAAGACTATGAATACGGGTCTTCCTATGTACGAAGGTACAAACAAGGTGGGAGACTTTATAAGATACCTGAGATCAATAGCACAAGAGGTTATGGATAAGTCAGGTAGGTTTTTGTAATGGAGTGGTGGGAAGCATGGCTAACCATTGCCATAACTATCAACACCACTATCAATACAATTGTTTTCTTTAAGGGGCGTAAGATATCGAGACAGAGAGATAAGCCTACTTCTTCTTCTTAAGAATCTTGAAGTCTTCTTTGTCTATCTTATTATTCTTATTCATGTCTAACTTAGCCTGACCACCATAGAGCATCTTCTTCTTGGCAGTGCCACCATACATCATACCCATGCTAAACTTCTTCTGTTCTGTCATGTCACCCATTGGGTTCATTGCAGGTGATTGAGCAGTAGTTCTTTTTCTGTTCTCCTGTGCAAGTCCTCCCATTTGCATTTTTTTCTTGGGTGCAGATGCCATGCCCCCGTACATCATTGGTTTACGCATGGTTGCTCCACCACCGTACATCATGCCTTTACGTTGACCGTTGTTATATATCTTCATTAGTTGTTCTCCTTAGTTAGTTTAATGTATCTGAAGCTTGAGGGTCGTAATAGTAATCAGGAATAACCCTATCCATCCTAGCAAATTCCGTAAGAACAAAGTCAATAGACAATCTCCTAAGGGTGTTTAATTCTAGTTTAGATATTTGTTCTGGAAATTCCATCATCTTTGCCATAAGCTCGGCAGCGTATGGGTCTTTGGCTGCCATTTTAATCATATCTATATTGGCATTACTGGCTAATCTAAATGCTAACTCAGCACCTACATATGTAGGACTAACCATTCCTCTAGCTATGTTAAAAGCTCTACTTATAATTTCGTTTGTACCCATAGGTCTTGTTAAGCCTACTAACCTATCTATATCTATTTGAGAAGCTTTCTCTCTTTGTAAGTACTCTGCAATGTCATCCAAAAATGCTACATGATTATCCCCAATAATTTCTTGAAGTAGTGGCTTTATATTATCATTACGTAAGTTGGCTAACATTTCTTCAGGACTATCAAACCCCTTTAGAGGTTTAGGTAAACCATCAAACCCCGATAAAAAATTGTTAGGTATAGTTTTTAAATTGCCTGAGTTTATTATTCCATTTGTAAGCAGATAAGCTATAGCTTCATTAAACTCTTCTTTTTTAACTCCCTCTTTAGCTGCTTGTTCACGCAAAAGGTCAATATTGTTTTTGGTGTATCTTCCTTTTACTATAGCTTTAAGGAATGAATCTTCATCTAATGCTGTTAATTTTCTTAACTTTTCAATAGTATCATTTCTTATGTTAATATTATCCATAACTTCTGAAGCTATGTTTTTAATTGTTTCATTACCAGTGTCTTTAAAAACTTTGTACTTGTCTCTTAGGTCTTGAGAAGTTTCCATCACTTTTACAATATCTTTTTGATCTTCAATTAACTTTGTAAAATCTAATAGGCTCACAGATTTTTTGTTTCCACCTTCTATTACTGTAATCTGAGTATTTGCAGATAAGTCCTTTAACCTGTCAGCATTTAATGCTTGAAAATCATAACCCCCCATATTGTTTAAAAGTTGTTTTTTAATTCTAACATCTTGTAATTTGTTAGAACTATCCACAACTTTTTGACCCCAGTTGGAGTATATGTTTTGAACTATAGCTTTTTGCATAGTTTCAAATCTAAGTCTGCCTTCTTTACTATCTAAATCAAAAGTAGGAACTCCATCTATGTTCTCGGACATCTGCCTTACAATGTCTTCAAAATTATCTTTTACCTTACCTGCATCAGATTGTTTACCTGATCTAATGTAAGTTTCAATATCCCCTATAAATGATTTAAATAAGTCTCTAGGTTTGACTCCTTTATAATTGTTCTTATAAAAAGAAGTTCGGTTTTCTTTTCTAGCTTCAGTTACTCTTCCTGTCTTTGATTTTAGAAAATCACTGAGAGGTCCTACCCCATCTTGTCTATCAAACACTTGATCTTTATAAGTCTTAGCTGCCTTTACAAATTTATCGTAGTGTCCTTTAGATTGAGTAAGAATCAAATCTCTAATTTCATCGGCTTGATTAAAATAATCAGTAGATAATTGAGAGTTAGATGTAGACCTTCTGTATCCATAATCCCTAAAGGCGGCATACAAATCTTCTACTTCGCTAGGTAGTGCATTAAAGGCTTTCAACTTTCCTTTTTGACTCCAATACAAAGCTACATCTAATGAGTCTGCATCGGCATTAATGAAATGTTTACTACCCTCAGTCTTTGCCATGTCCATAAGTTTTTTTAATGTTGTTTCTTTCATGCCATCTAGTGACCGTGCAGCCATTTGATTTAAAGAAGTTCTTAATCTTTTGTTTAAATTGCTGTTAAAGAACTGACCGTTCCTAGAAAAAAAGTTGGTCAGTGGACTTTTAGTGTCATCAAAGTTCTTTAGTTTTACAAGTAGACTAGATATATCTATAGTTCTACCTTCCTTCTTAGCCATCTCGTCTACTGCTTTGTATCCAACTTTACCTTTAGCATGGTAGTATTCTATCCACGATTCCATAACTTCTTCCATAAGAAGAGCGGCTCTGTCAGCGTGTTTGTAGTCACCCATGTTACTTTCTATTATTTTTGCTCTTTCGTTTAAAAGCTCAAAGTTTTCTTGTGCATCTTTTTCGAGTGCTTCTCCTCGTGATAAAGTTTTATCTAGCTTTATACGTAGCTCTGTGCCTGCATCAGATAAAGACTTTGACAGAGCAGTCGTTACTGGAACATCAGGGTCACTAAATACCGTCTCCTTTAAGTCTGTTACTCTATCTTTAAGATTAGCTCTTTTCTTAATCATGTCAGCAGTCTCTCTAGCTACAAGAGTTTCATACTTTTCTATGAATTGATTAACTGCTTCAGTATTATCTAAGGTAGTTTTATCAGCTATTCTCTCTTTAAATTTTTCTAATGCTCGTGTGACAAGAGTTAACTGCTGTTCTTTAGCTTCTTGTATAGCAACTAGATTATCAAGAACTCTACCGTCTTTTAAATCTCTGACATCTAGAAACCCATTATTCAAAGCTTCAGCACTTTTTAACCAACTTAATCCTGTTGCTGTTGCAAACGGTGTTCTAGTTATCTCTCTTATAATTTTATACTCTTCGGTATCTTTACCAAACCCAGCGGCTACTCGTTCATCTAATTCTACGCTATTCTTAGATGACTTCAGCATTTTACTCAGATTCTCTTCACTCATGTCTTTAGCCATCATAAAAATGTATTTCATGCCATTTCGTTCAGATGCACTAAGATAAGTTCCTCGTGTTTTAAACACCATCTCATTGTAAGCTTTCATGTCAGCACTTCTTAATACACCGATTGCTCCGGGAATACCTACTGCTGTTGCTCCCCCTTCTAAGACATCACCTAAAGCACTTTTCATATTTCCTGCTTGATTTACAAAATACTTTATGGGATTAACAATTATTTTTTCGCCATACATGTAAGGACTTAGAAACTGCAGACCCGTAACATCTTTAGTAGCCAAAGCTAAAACGTGACTTATTGCACCTATAGCTTGGGCATCATAGAAACTTAGACCTTGCTCTCCGGGTTTAACTGCAAACATTTCTGTAGCAGCATATTGTGCTAAACTCGCAGGGAGAGCAATCTTTAACGATTCTCTAAACACAGGCTTAGTTCTTTGCATTGCTGCATTTCTAAATATTTTACCTTTTAAAGAATTGTAATCATTTTGCACTTTAATATAATCAAGATCATAATCAGGAATACCTGATCTTTTCATGTCATCTAACTGCTGACCTAATTTTGATTTTTCTTTAACCATCTTAGCATATTGCCTGTCTATTTTTTCTACCTGTAAAGCATCCTTTAATAGACTTTCGTTTATTTTAATTTTTATTCCGTCTGATTTCATAGCTCTAGCTGCTTCAATATCTGACATACCTGTATAACGAAGGTTACCCCGTTTAATTTGTTCAATATTTCTTTTCTTTACCAAATCAGGCAATGTTTTATTTTTATATTTCGCTGCAGACTTAGCTCTGTTTTTAGCAAAACCATATATGCCTGTCATGTTCTCTGCTGCTATCATCATAAAAGTTTCAGGCTTACTTAGTTGATCTATAGATTCCATTAGCACAGTGTTTGCTTGCCCTTCGGATACAAAGACTCTTTTGGATTTAGTTTCTCTTCCGTCAGGATCAACTGATGTAAAATATGCTAAATCATCATACTCTTCTTGACTTATCTTATTATCCTTGAGTTGAAGTTCAAAATCTTTATGTATCATATTATTCATATCAGTAGCTAAAGATGTTAAGTTAAGATATTTTTCTGCAGTCTTTTTCCACTCTGCTGATGTTCTAGCTCTTTCATCTTTAGTTTCAGCGTTTGATTCAGATACATCTTTACCATTCATAATCTTATCCCACAATGCAACACTACCGTACTGTATTGTTTCAGATAAAAAATCTTTCCCACTTAATGCCATAGCTCTAGGTATCTCAAGGGTATTTTCCATAGTGGTATTCCACCATTGACCTGTAGATATATTGTCTAGTATTGATTGTTCAACTTTAAATGCTAACCTTTTATTGTCTGGAAAAACATTTTCAAACGTTCCATCTATTAATTTTG